GTAGCTGTACCAGCTAATGATGTAAGAGAAGAAATGATCTCTTGATCGATTTCAGCAGTAATCTCTTGTGCAAGTGCTTGCATGATTTCTGCTTCAACATCTAAACCATGCATAGACTGTGCGTCTTGTGCTGCTTCAAATGTCCAACGTGCTGATAGCTTACGTGATTTAGCTTCAACAGTTTGTTTTAGAACTTGAATACTTAGTTTTTTACCAGCAAGTCCTTCCATTGTAGCTGTTGCATCTGCACGATTAGTTGTTGCATTACCTGAGTAACCAGTTGCAATTGCAAATGGGCTTAGGGCTTCATCACCAGCTGTTGCTGAGTCAAAAGTTTCTGCATATCTCACACGTAGAGTATGAATTTGTCCAACTGGGCCTGTCATAGGCTGTACACCAACGATTTCGTTAGCAATAACAGTTGGCATTACACGACGAATCACTGGTAGAATCACTTTGTTTAGTGTAGCAATGTTTCCTGCTTGAGTTGCACCAGCGCCTGCTGCTTCTGACAAATATGTCTTTGTGTTCTCAAGTACTGACTCCATTACTGATTTCTTTGTTCCAGTTAGACCGTCTGTTAGAGCTTCTTTAGTTGCGCTCCAATTTTCCATTAGGTTGTCTGCCATTTTCGGTCTCCTTAACTTATACCGGCTAATTTGCGAAGGTTAACAATGTTACTATCGCTAGTAACTTCTGTTACTGTTGATTTTCCACCAGTGATCTCTTTCGAGGATTCACTAAGTACCTTCTTAGTTTTTGGGTTGATATCTTCCTTTAATACTGATGGAAGATACTTATTAAACGATTCTTGTAGTTTCTCTGTTTGAGTACTTTCAAGTAACGCTCCCATAATTTCTTTTTGTTGCTTTGAAAGCGGGTTCATCATTTCGTTCATGATGAGTTTGCGTTCTGCTCTATCAGTTGCAATACGTGATTTACGTGTTGATTCTTTTAGTTGAACTTCTTTCTCTGCTACGGCTTTACTTTGCTCATCGAGCTGCGCCTTTAGTGTATTCATTTCTTTGCCTAATTTTGCAACTTCTGTACCTTCGTTCAGATAGCTACTCATAAACTCTGCTGCAAATGTTTCAAAAATCTTACGTCCAAATGTGTTTTCTTTAGCCACTTGAATGTCTTCTTTAAGAGAAGTTAATTCATTCTTGATAGTATTTTCAAGAATTCCTTCAACTTTACTTGCTGCAGTTTCAATAAATTTACGTTTAGTTTGCTCGATAACCTGTTTGCCTTCTTTAATCATTTTGACTTTAGTCTCGACTAGCGAGCGTTTGTCCTCATGAAACTCGTTGAGCTCTTTTGTAAGTTGTTCAAGTACAAAACCCTCTAATTGGGTCATGCTCTTGTCTTGTGCCTCACGGTCTTCGCGAAGTTCATTAATTTCTTTGCGAAGTGTTTCCATTACAAAATCATTCAGTACATTTGCATGTTCTGACATATGCTTGCGATATGAAACACGATCTTCTGCTACTTTAGCTTTGTCTTCCTTAAACTCTTCGAGTTCTTTGGAAATAACTTCGCCAATCATTGTATCCATTGCTTCTACAATTTGCGATTTGTCATTTTCATAACGTTCTGCAAATTCTTCACGTAGTTCAGTTGCAACTTCTTCACGTAACTCAGCTTGCTTGGTTTCCCACGCTTCGCTGATTGAAGATCTAACCTCTTCGGAGAGCGCACCTGAGCTTAATAGTTCATCAATTGAGTGAGCCATATTAATCTCTCCTATACTTCAGGTTGTTTATAAATTGTGTTACCTCTTCCTTAAGATAACGTTGTGCTCTGTCGTCGTGCTTAACAGCAGAAGCAACATCCATTAATACATTACCCCGGCTATGATTCATAATTCTTTCATAGATTGGATCAGGGTAAGCATCCGGAGCACTTGGATTGGCAACAATATCAACAGTGATGATCTCAAATTCTTTGACATGACCACTTTCGTTAACGTTGCCACTACCTCTGCTTGACACGCCTAATTTAACTCCACTTTCCAGTAGGGTTTTACAAATGTTTCCCATTGGAGTAGGTAGAATCTTCAGCTTACCAATACCGTTATTACCATCAATATCCATCTCTGTAATCATGTGACTTACACGATCAAGATTGATATTAAGGTCATCTGGGTGATCAGCTTCGCCTAATACTGAATATCCGTTTTTAATTTTTTCATTGATTGCTTTAACAGCAAGATGAATTTCTTCTTTTGGATAAATTCTGTTATTTTGATTTCGTACATCGCCTTCAATAAAGATACCTTTCATATACAAGCTCTTGCCACCGTTGCCTTCTTCTAAGGTTTCGGTAACAATATTAGCTTGATTATATGTTAAGTGCTCTTGTAATGACTTCGACATATTACTTCATCTCTCTTTTTGGAGCCGGTGCTGGTTTTGGTGATCCTGCTTCTTGTGGACCCGTTACACCCATGTCTTTAGCTGCTGGCGCTTTGCCACCTGCTTCAACTGTACCGCCTGCAATATCGACTGGCTTTGATGGTGACATTGAACTGTCTCCTGGACCAACTGGTGACTTACTATTGTCACTGCCATCAGTGTGTGATACACTTACTGCTGACATTGTTGCGCCTTCTTCAACTGCTTCAACTTCTTCATCATCATCTTTTGATGCTTCCATTGGCATTTCCATGTCCATTTCTTCTGGCTCTTCAGCTGGTGCTTCTTCGTCACCCATTAAATCTGCAAATGCTGCACGTAGTTCTGCAATTGCATCTTCTACATTAGCTAATGCTTCTTCTGCTTCTGGCTCATCGCCTTCTGCTTCGTCGCCCATACCCATGTCTGCTGCCATGTCTACTTCGTCGTCTGCTTCGTCGTCATCTTCACCGAATACTTCTTCAGCTTCAATTTCGTCTTCTGCAGTTTCGATGTCGCTTAAAAAGTCTTGTTCTGCATCGTATGTATCGATACCTTCGTCAACTTCAACATCATATGTTTCGTCTAGATCTTCGTCTTGAATATCTTCTTCAACGCTTTCATCACTTTCTGTTAGTGATGCCCAATGATTCTTTGCTTTTTCAACAAATACATCATGTAGGAGTTCAGCCGCTTTATCACGGTCTTCGTTTACAAGATACTCAAGGACTTTAACTAGTGAATCCTTGTGATTGCTCATTTCTTTCTCCTTAAA